ATCATTATTTCCAGATTTAAATGACTTACAAAAAGTAAATCTTGATGAACCATATTATTGGGTTAATGTAGATGGTGAAAGAGTTAGATTAAGAGATACTTCTTATTTACAAGAACAAAGATTATTTCAAAGAGCAGTTATGGAACAAGTAAATAAAGTTCCACCTACCTTAAAGAAAAAAGAATTTACCGATATGGTTAAATTATTATTTTCCAATATAGAAATTGTAGAACCTCCAATGGGGTCTTCCAAAATTGAGCAATTGTTAGATCATTTAGAAGAATATTGTACAGATAGAACAGCCGCTGGTGTTAAAAAAGAAGATATGATGTTTGGAAATGTTTGGACTAATGCTGGAAAGCATTATTTTGTGTTTAGAGAATTTTTTAATAAATTTTTACTCAAAAGAAGATGGACAGAAAAATATGACGAGACTCTTATTATGTTACGAGATAAATGTGGGTGTGAAGTTGTAAGAGAAACTATAGGTAAGAAAAAAATAACAGTAACTAGTGTTAATGAATTTACACGGCAAGATAATGTTTATACACCTAAACAATTTAAACCTAAGGATGTATATTAATGCAAGAAATGAATTCGGATTTAGCTTTATTAATAGTATTAACAGCAGCTTGGATATTGGTTACATTATGATAAGAGAACAATTACTTTTATTTCCAGAATATGATGATTACAAAACACAAATAAGAAATGTAGATTATGTAGATCTTACTGACATTGACGTTAATTTATTTGATGAAAAAAGAAAACATCCATATAAACTTTTACCTAAAGATAAATTTTATATATTTAAAACTGGAGGTATTAATAAATTTAGACCAGATTTAGGTGAGAACTTTCCTTACATAAAAAACATGGAAACAGGACGTGTTTTATCAAGCACATTACATAGAACTTATATAAGAAGTACTATAACTTTAACCAATTATAGTCCAACAATTACCTTAGAGTTTAGATTACATAGAACTGCAGCAGAAGCTTTTATTATAAATGATGATATTAAAAAAAAATTAATTGTTGATCACATAAATGATGACAGGCTGGATTATAGAGTTAGTAATTTAAGATGGACTACAAATTCAAAAAATAATATAGGCACAAAAAGACCAAGGGGTATGTCTTATGAAGAAAAAAAAATAGCGTCAGGAATTTATTAAAATGAAAACTATTGTATTAGGACCACCAGGAACAGGGAAAACTACTACTCTTTTAAATGAAGTAGATAAATATTTAAAAAATACAGATCCTAATCGTATTGGTTATTTTTCTTTTACTCAAAAAGCCGCGTACGAAGCAAGAGATAGAGCAGTAGAAAAATTTAATTTAACAGAAGATGATTTACCATACTTTAGAACTCTCCATTCTTTAGCTTTTAGAACTCTAGGAATTAAAAAAGAAAACGTAATGCAGAAAAAACATTACGAAGATTTAGGAAAAAAAATAAATATAAGATTAGACTATCATGAATATGACAATGAGTATTCCGGAATTTTTAGTACCAATAGTGATATACTTAGAATAATTCAATTAGCAAAACTAAGAAGCATTACACCTGAAAGACAGTATAATTTAAAAGAACATACTCAAGATGTTTCTTTAAGAGATCTATTAATTGTTTCAAATGAAATAGAAGCCTATAAAAAAGAATATAATTTAATTGATTTTACGGATATGATAACTCAGTTTGTTTTAAGCGATGCCTCTCCTAAATTTGATGTAGTGTTTATAGATGAAGCTCAAGATTTATCTAGAGTTCAATGGCAAATGGCTAAAACAATATGGGATAAAACAAGAGATAGTTATATAGCAGGTGATGATGATCAAGCTATATTTAGATGGGCAGGCGCAGATGTAGATAGTTTTATTACACAAAAAGGAAGACTTTTAAACCTTACACAATCTTACAGAATACCTAGAGCAGTTCATGATGTTGCAATGAATATTGTGGGAAGAATTTCTAATCGTATTCATAAACAATGGAAACCTAAAACTGAACGTGGTCTTCTCTCTTATTATTATGAATTTCAAAATGTAGATATGTCTCAAGGTGAATGGTTAGTTTTAGCTCGAACTAGATATATGTTGGAGGATTTAGAAAATGTATTATATTCTAAAGGAATGTATTATAAAAATAAATTTAAGAAAGGATATGAAAAAGATTTATACGAAGCTGTGACTGATTGGGAGAATTCTCGCAAGGGAACTCCTTTAAGTATGGATCAAGTCAAAAGAATTTCTTCTTATATGTCTCCAAATAATTTTGCCAAAGAGAATATACAATATTTAGATAAAGATGCCTTTTATAGTGTTGATGAATTATATAATAACAAAGGTTTAAATACTAAAAATGTTTGGTATGAAGCCTTTGATCAAGCTCCTGAAGAAAAAATTAGATACATTAGAAGAATGAGAGAAAATGGGGAACAATTAAATAAAGATCCTCGAATTACTTTATCTACGATACATGGTGTAAAAGGAGGAGAAGCACAGAACGTAGTGTTGTTGACTGATTTAAGTAATAATACTCAAAAAAATTATGAAAGATATCCTGATGATGAAAATAGATTGTTTTATGTGGGTGCAACCAGAACCAAAGAACATTTACATATTATTAGACCGAAGGATATATACAAAAGTTTTAAAATATGAGTAAGGCATATAAAAAACAAATAGGTGGCTCCCATTATCAATCAATGGTTATTCAGCCAAGTGAATTTATAAATAAAAATAATATTCCGTTCGCGGAGGGGAATGCTATAAAATATTTATGCAGGCACAAACAAAAAAATAAAAAAGAAGATTTATTAAAGGCAATTCATTATTGCGAAATGGCAATAGAAAGAGATTATAAATAATGCAGGTACCTTTATTTAGACCACAAACCGAGTGGATACCACCAACTGATTTTCCAGACCTATCTAAATACGATGAAATAGCTATAGACTTAGAAACAAAAGATCCAAATCTAAATAAAAGAATGGGATCTGGTTCTGTGGTTAAAGTTGGTGAAGTAGTAGGTATTTCGTTGGCCACCGTTGATTGGTGTGCTTATTATCCAATAGCTCACGAGGGTGGTGGTAACATGGATCGTAAGATGGTTCTTAAATGGTTACAGGACCAAATGAATACTGACTCAATAAAAATATTTCACAATGCAATGTACGACGTTTGTTGGTTACGATCTTTAGGAATAAAAATAAAAGGAAAAATTGTAGATACTATGATTGCTTCCGCTCTTATAGATGAAAACCGATTACGTTATGATTTAAATAGTTTATCCAGAGATTACGTTGGAAGAGGAAAAAATGAATCAGCATTATATGAAGCAGCTAAATCCTGGGGCATAGATCCAAAAGCAGAAATGTATAAACTTCCAGCCATGTACGTTGGTGCTTACGCGGAGCGTGACGCACAACTCACACTGGAGTTGTGGCAGGAATGTAAAAAAGAAATTTTACACCAGGACATTCAATCTATATTCGATATGGAAATAGAGTTGTTTCCTGTTCTAGTAGATATGCGGTTTCTCGGTGTACGTGTAAATCAAGAACAAGCCGCGATCGAAAAGAAAACATTAATAGAACAAGAGAAAAAAATGCTTGGTGAAGTGTGGACAAGTACGGGGATTGATGTTCAAATTTGGGCTGCAAGGTCTATTGCCAAAGTATTTGATAAACTCGGTTTGCCATATGACAGAACAGAGAAGACTGGAGCACCATCATTTACCAAGAATTTTTTAGCGAATCACCCACATAATGTGGTCAAATGTATAGCAAAAGCACGTGAGATTAATAAGGCTCACACGACATTTATAGATACCATTCTAAAGTATAGTTTAAACGGCCGTATCCATGCGGAGATTAACCAATTGCGTGGAGATGGCGGTGGGACAGTCACTGGTAGATTTTCGATGAATAACCCCAATTTACAGCAGATTCCTGCTCGCAACAAGGATCTCGGCCCACGGATCAGATCCTTATTTTTACCTGAGCAAGATCATACTTGGGGTTGTTTTGATTACAACCAACAAGAGCCAAGACTTGTAGTACATTATGCAGCATTACAAAACTTATATGGGGTTGATGAAGTTGTACATGCTTATATGCAAGGGGACGCAGACTTCCACCAGATTGTAGCTGATATGGCTGACATTGGAAGATTCCAAGCCAAAACTATTAATTTAGGTTTGTTTTATGGAATGGGAAAAAATAAATTACAAGCTGAGCTCGGTATAAATAAATTAGAAGCCGAAAAATTATTTAAACAGTATCATTCTAAGGTTCCATTTGTTAAACAACTTATGGAATCCGTAATGTCCAGAGCACAAGAAGCAGGGAAAGTTAGAACTCTTCTTGGTCGACTTTGTAGGTTTCATTTGTGGGAGCCCAATCAATTCGGTATACATAAAGCATTGCCTCACGATGCAGCGCTCGCGGAACACGGACCAGGGATCAAAAGAGCATTCACATATAAAGCTTTAAATAGATTGATTCAAGGATCTGCTGCAGACATGACAAAGAAAGCTATGATTGAATTACACAAAGAAGGAATTATTCCACATCTTCAAGTACATGACGAATTAGATAT